TAAAAATATAAGCTAATGGCAAAAGGTTCTAATTCTGTATCAACAAAAGTAAACTTTGGTAGACGTAAAGGTGGATCTGCTAAAAAATCTTATAACAAACACAACTCAAGACCTAAACCTTATAAAGGACAAGGAAAATAACCCTCTATATACAACCACTCTTGTAGAATAACCCTCTCTGCTACAGGATAAAAGAAAAAAAGACCCTATTGTTTATAGGGTCTTTACTTTTTTTATTTGTATTCCTTAACTATTTCACCTTTAATATCCACCTTACTTATTTTAGTACCATCAAATACTATAACTTGGTCTTTTTGAGAATATTCTTTGATAACATTCTCTTTAAAATGATTAAATCTAGCACCCTGTACACCAATAAAATATGCTTTATCTGAATATAAATTACAACGGTCTTCAGCATCAGTTAATACTAAAGCATTTTCTTTATTAGCTTCTATACTCTTAATTACAGTATCAATATTAGTGCCTCCATCATCATCTATCATAGATATGGATAACATATTATTTTTAATCTTATTAACTTTAGTATTAAAAGTATAAATGTTATTCAACATATCCATTTGTTTAAGCTTAGCAGCAAATGCTTTACAAAACTCTAGTTTGTTTATGGGATTACCATCTTTATTTATAGTTCCAGATCTACTACTCATACTACCAGAAATATCAATATAAATATCTATTTTACCAATACTTTTAGTAGTCTTAATCTGTAAATCCTCAACAAATATCTTTCTAATCTTAGGATGTAATAACTCAAATTCATCCAGTCCTGCTATATTATCACTATTAAACAAATCTTCATAAATGGTTATTTTCTTAGCACTAAAATAACTTACAGATTTATCTACAAGTTTTTTAATCTGATTTTTAACACTATCCATAGAAAGAGTGATGTTTTCAAGCTTAGCTATCATTTTATTAAGATATTCAGGACTTATTTTACCAGCTTGATTTCCTCCTTTAAGAATATTATCAAACATTTGCTGCTGGGTTTCTTCATCCATAGCTCCATCCATTTTGTTACATAAGTCTTGAGCATCTTGAATAGTTTTATCAAAGTCATTATTAGCTTGTTTACTATTCATCATTTTATCTAGAAGACCATCTCCTCCACCTGAATCTCCATCTCCATTTATATCATTTTTAAAATCTTCAGAAGTTTCAGGTTCTATAAAATCCATTATAGTCATTCTTCCAACAAAATAAGAAACTACATTTCTAGTAAAAATAGCTGACTTCAAACTACTGTTCTCACTCATTATCTTACCAACAGGATTATTAGCTTTTTCTAAGATTCTAAACTTAGTGGTATTTGTATCATCTCTATCTTCAAAATTAAGTTTCTCCATTTGATTATAATACATTTTAAATATATCATTACTCAAATGCTTTGGAAACTTAGTATAGTTTTCTTGAAACTTTTCATAAAAACTACTAAACCCAGGTTGTTTATCTGTAGGTAATTTTTTATTTTCAACTCCTTTGTGAAAACTTTCATATATATTAGTAACCATTTTTTGGTCAACCATATGATCACTTACAATACGTTTAAGTCTACTTTCATCAATATAATGAAGATGTGGATTTATAAGATCTGGTTTTTTGTAGAAATTTATTTTACTAAATAAACTATCTTCATTTCTATAATAGGAGTCTATCTCTCCTTTCTTTACTTTTTCAAGAATGGTATATGCATTCTTATATTGTCTACCTGCTGCCATAAATATTATTTAATAAGTGTTTAAGATCATTAGCTGTATAAGAATCAGAAAGAGGGGAATAAGTTATTGTATTCCCCTGTTCTCTCATTGTTTGCCAAAGACCTTTACCTAAAAAGGGATGTTAGTAGTTTCTTCTTCTCCTTCTAGCATACTATCAAATGCTTCAGCTGTTTGATAATCATCTTTACGTGCAGAATGATTACTTAGAATATAATGCATAGACCTTTCTATTTCTTGTACTTGATCTTCATCAATAGAATCTCTAGTAGCATAAACATTAATTAAGCTCTCAATTTCAACTACAGCTTGTTCTAGTTGTTCATTAGTGGTATATGATTGAAGCATTTCCACCTTACTCATAACAGCTTTAACCTCAGCAGACATTAGTTTATTTTGTAATTCACTACCTGCAGATTGACCAATCATAATTTGAGCAGTTTTTACAAGAGCTTTATCAATACTAATATCCCAGATATAACTAACAGCTTTTGCTAATTTAGGCACAAAAGTTAAAGTTCTATCACTACTGTGTTGATAACCCACTTCTAGATATTTATCTAATTTCTTAACTGGTACATCTACAGTGTCTAGTTCAGCTTTATTTGGAATACCCATTTTAAAACTTTCTCTGTAGTTTCTATCTCCTTTAGAATAATACTTACTAATATCACCTGCAGAAACTCTATTTACATTAGTCTTTAACATAAATCTATCCCAGAATGGACTACCTGCTTCATCTTTAGGTATTTCATTACATGTAGCAATAAATAACTTCCATTTACAAGGTATTTTATGTTTACCATTAAATAAGAACTTCTCATTCATTACACCCAACATAGCATTTCTAATACCACTACTAGCTTTATCCACCTCATTGATGATTACAATTTCTGCTTCAGCAATTGGGGTGTTAAGTTTATAATTGTTATTTGTAAATAACTCTTGAAGATCAGGAATTCCTTTAACTTCAGAACTTTTAGTACCTTCATCAGTTTCTAGAATATAAATTTTACTCATAAAGTCTTCTGCTGTCATATTACCATCTTTATTCAACCATGCTTTAGCATAATCTATAACAGTTTTGGTCTTACCCGTCAGTATGTTACCCATTAAGCTCTTTATCTTAATGTTCTATACTTTATTTTGTTATTTGTATAGTTCAGACTATCTCTTCATGTAAAATTTTTATAATATTAGTATATCTTTTACATGTCCCGCACTCTTGGTACTTCATTTTCTTCAACACTACTTGTTAAGAAAGTATGTACTAGTCGTTGATCCTTCAGTGTATTTCTACAAAGCTTGGATTAGGGTTGTCTGCTTCCAGATTTTCCCAGATTCACGAGATTTATACCAGGCATCGGGTAGTATTATTTTTGTTTAAAAGTAAATGTTATAGATTCATCAACATCAAAAGAATTTTCTCCAAGAAATTTTATTATATCAGAATTTGAAGTAAGTTTTATTTTTTTATTGTTTTTATCAATAACTTCATAATAATACTTTTTAGAAAGATTTCTACTTCCTAACTTATTAATATGTTTATTATCATAATCAAATTGAAAAATAAAACCATTATAACTTTTTTTTCTTCCAGCACAAACTCCTATAATTACTCTAAATTGGTATTTTGTAGAGCAATATTTTTTTAAAAATAATTCTTCTTTTGTTAATTCTTCTATAAAAACACCATCCTTATTAAATATTTTTATTTTATCCCATTTTTTATTATAAACTTTATGATTAGAAAAATAATCTTTTAAAGTTTCACTTATTTTCTTTTTTGATTCCTCAGTTATAGAAATATTAATAGGATTTTTTACAACATTTAAATTAGGATTTAATAAATCAATATGATATTTTTCTTTTTGAATTAAAAAATCAATTGAACAAATTTCAATTATTTCATATATAAACTCATCTTCTCCATATTTATTAAAACAATTTTGAAGATGTGGGTTTTTATGACTATTTGCTCTTAAATCACATAGATGTCTTTTTAATCTATAATATAGATTTTTTGAACTACCAATGTAACAATGATTTTTTATAATCAATTTATAAATACCAGATTGGTTACTTAAAATTTTGTGATCTACTTTATTTACTTTTTGCATAATTATAATTTATGCAAATATAATACTTTTTTTATTTACCTGGTTCACCAATTAATAAACATGGAAGCCCTGTAGCTTCTGCTAATGCTAACATTTTAAATACTTCTTCCTTATTAATTAAGGATGTTTCAATTGTTCTTACTTCTTGAGTAACTTTCTTTGTAATTGATTTTGTTCTAATTTTTGCCATTTTAATTGACTTTGTGTGTGTGTTTAAATTTAAATTTTTTGTTCTATCAAGTAAATCTTGTACTGATTCTAACAGTACAAAAGCTCTTTCTCCTATCATTTTATCATGGAATCCTGATTTACTATTTCCTATAGCTGGAGAAACTTCATAACCAGGACCATCTGCATATTTACCTCTTCTCACTATTCTAACTTCTTTATCTATATCATGATCTCCACATCCTGATCCATAATCTACAACTTTCACTTTATCTCCCACATTAAATTTATATACTAAGTTAGATGGTCTAACATATTTTGTATTATTAGTACTCATCATATTTATTAAAGGTTTGAGAAAAGATCTACAGCATTAGATGTTTCTACAACTAATTCAGGCTGTTGTTCTTCTACTTTTTCTATTCTCTCTATTGTTTTATTAACTTTAGGAGTTGCTTTTACATCTTGTTTAGCTGTATCATCTATAATATTAAACACAGTTAAAGTTGTCTCAGCATCTTTAAGAGCTGGGTGTTTTCTAATTGTTGCTATCTGTACTGGATTAGCACCATACTTCATTTCTATACTACCATATCCTAAATCATCTTTCTTAAGCCATGTGTACCCTTCATTAAGGTCATTTAATAATTGACTAACTGTTAAGTCTACTTTGTTGATTGCCATTTTGTTGTGTTTTTTAATTAATAAAATTATTTAATTTGTGTTTCTAAATACTCAATAAGATATTTTGCATATCCTGTTACTATTTCTTTATTTTGGAATATAAAAGACGGCTCTTCATTATCTACAGCCTTCTTATATTCTTTCTTAAAATCTATAAATTTTTCTTTGTTAAATTCTAAATGTTCCATACTACCAT